ATCTACCATTACTAAGTAGTTACCTCTTTTGTAGACTTTATAAACCATATCTTTTTATTGTAAAATTACGAAAAACTTTCTGAATAGAACGAACGAGCCATCGTTGAAATACCGTGAACACTATCGGGTGCGTCATCATTTTTAGATGAACCATCCATTAAATAGGTTGTAAAGTGCCTGAAAAACTTATGATAATCACTATTAACTGGTGAATTATTTAAGAATACTACATTGTCTTTTATCCATCCACTTAATTGAAATATACGAGCTTGTTTATTTTGCGAACTGTGAACGTTTAAAAGTTGGGTGCTATTAACATAAGGTTCTAATAATGTAGAATACGTCGCACCTACTCCATTTGATTCTATTCTGCAAAATTCAGGATTATATTTATTGAGTATTTGAGCAGTTAATTGTGTGTTTGCTTGCAGTCCTAAATCTGTATAAACTACATCAACGATATAAAGTTTCTTGTTAATTATTCCACCAATAACACAGCAATGATAATCACCATTTTTAGACGTTGATACATCAATATAAGATAAATAATGTTCTACTTTATCTAAATCAATTGAATCGGTTAATTGTAGTGTATCTTTAGAAAATAGCACTCCCTCATAACTATCTAACCAACCACCTAGTATCTCATTTTGGTATTTAATAGGATTATTATTTTTAATCTTTTCAACTTCTTCTAAAAATGATTCTGATAAATTATCTATGTTGTCTAAATAGCTTGTATGAATATAACAAGTATCTCCCTTTATTCCATTGAATCCTTCTTGTACTTCGTTATCTTCAAAGAATCTTCTATAAATCCAATGTTCTTTTAAAGTTGGGTTAAGTATAAGAATAACGATGTTTTGTTTTTCCGTATGCCTAATTGATAGATTTATCTTATCAAATACTTTCTCATCGTGCAATTCTTCAGCTTCATCTAATATCCAACAATTTACACCTGATAATGATTTAAGATTTGCAGTTTGTTGCCCTGAACTGGTTTTAATACCTCTAAATAGAATCTCGCCACCTGATTGACTAACAATTTCTGATTTAGTAACTTTAAATTTATCCTCTATTTCTAACACTTCCATTTTTTCAACAAATTCAGGAATAATGGAAATATGTGCGGATGTCATTGTATACCTAGTAAATAGTATTTTACTAGTAGATGCTAATATGTTAAGATTTGCCCATACAGTAGCAGTATAACTCTTTGAGCTACCTCTACCTCCAGTTATAATATAATAACGTACTTCTTTAGGTAGTTCAAATAAATGTTGATACTTATCATTTATCTTTACCATCCTTTGTTTTTACAAATTCAATAGGTTTAAACTCCTTATTTGTAACGGTTGCGTTTACTTCTGTTTGTTGTTGAGGCATACCATAAGCTGAATCTAAAACTGCCTTATAAGCTAATGTATCTTGATTATCAATAGCTTTATTTATCTGAGCCATATGCATCTTTAATTCATTATCATTCAAGTCTAACAACTCTTTTAGTATAGTTGAACGATTACGAACTCCTTTAGGTCTTCCGTTTGGATTTCCACTTTGTCCCTTTTCAAATGATTTTAAATGTTCTTTTGACATTTTGTACTGTTTTTGTACTGTTTTTTTTATTATAAATTCAAAGTTATTTTTTTATTCTTCATCGCTTCTACAACAGTCTTAAAATCGTATTTAACGAAAACCATCTCAATAAATTCTACTTCCGTTCTAATTCTATGCCCGAACTTAACAGTCGGTAACGGAGATATTAAAACACCATCCTTAAATATAGCATCAGGAATATGTTTTTTAATCTTATCTTCTCTTACTTCTAGTTTTGAGCGAATCATAGTGTGTATAAAGTTCTTTCAAGCATCTGTTATCTTCTGGTTTATTCTCGTCAAATAGTCTAACTGTTTCCCACATATCTTGCAAAAAGCCAATAGGACTATTTACGTTAGTCCTATTGGGTAAAGATAATAATTTTTCTTTATAGTTTCGCATTCCTTAGAAATAATATAACCTTTAGCTAATAACGATTCAATCATTTCCATTTCACTCATTTCCTTAGATTGACTTTTCAACTTCTGAATGTATAAAGTAGCATCCATTAACTCTTGTTGTAAATGCTCTAAAAAGTCATCCGTATTATTTTCTTCTAAAGTAGTACCGTATTTTTTTATACCAACTTTAGAACGATTCTGAAAACTTTCAACAACCTGGTTCACTATTGGGTCAGTCTTAACCTTATGCTCATCTGTAATAATGTTTAAAGTCGATGTACTCCAATAATCAACTGCACCTATTCTGTTGAACGCATCACCTCGAAGCACTTGCCCTCTAGTAACGTGTTTGTCTGTGTAATCAACTCTAATTCTCAATGAAGTTGTTTTACTTTCCGCTATTACAATTTGCTTATCTTCCATGCCTCAATCGAATTAAAATATCTCATTGCACCTTTTAGTTCAACACCACGACCTTTCAAATTGAACTCAATCTCTACTCTTTCATTCACTTGAATAGTATCTAATAAACTAACTTTATCCTGAGTTAATTGGAATAATATATCTTGTGTATAGTTACCGTCTTGTGTTGTCAAAACGAACTCACGTTTTTTAAAACTTTCAGATACTACCTGAGTATCTTTAATAACTTTGATTTGTCCTTCTACTGTCATAATTAATCTTTTATAAATGTTCCGTTTACTGTTTTCCCAGTTCTATTTTTAATCACTTGATATGCTGAATTTAAACAATTCTCATAATTCAATCCTAATTGTGCGCAAAGAATAATTAAAACTACTTGAATGTCTCCTATTGCATCTATTTGTTCTAACTTATTCTGTTTCAAAATAGCATTTGCAAGCTCTCCAACTTCTTCGGTTAGCTTAATAAATTGCTTTGTTTGGTTTTCTTCTTGTAGCAAATTTCTTTGTTCTGCCCATTCTAAAATTTTTTCAATCATAATTTTTTAGTTTTGTTTGTCGCAAATATACTATTTCTTTTCAATAATATCAAATTTAATATACTCATTTCCTTTATCAACTATAAATTTTTCAACTTCTAGTCTATAAACCTGATTATCATTGAACTTATATTTTTTAGATAGGCAGTCAATAGTTTGTTTAACTGGGTTATCTATATCACTTGCCTTGCTACTAAATCCAAACTCTAACTTAATTATGTACGGTGGTATTCCGATAAATTTAATAGGTAAACTAAACAACATTTCACTTTCAAATGATTTGTATTTATCTGTACGAAATCTGCGACCTTTAAAAGCATCATTTACAGATAATGGTTTTATGTTTATCTTTTCCATTATAAATCTTTTATCGTTTTCCTTACTTCTTCAGCTAAAACCTTTCTAACTTTATAGTTCAATCCTCTTAATTCTTCGTTCTGTTCTTGTATTCTTTGCCTCGCTCGTCTTATACTTTCTGCACCTGTTAGAACATTTGAACTAGCATACATAGTTAAAAATCTTTCTGCTGATAAATTTATCATTTCGTGTCCTAGCTCTTGCTCCCAAAATATCGAAATTAGTTCGCTATCGTTATCCCTTGTAGAAGGAACTAATTCTAAAATACTTTTTACTTTGTCTTTAATCTTTGCGTTCATAATTATTTAGTTTTAAAATGGTACATTATCAAATTCTGTATTCGGTTGTAATGAATCGAAAATATCAACTTCTTCAATTATTGGTTTATTATTTCTCATCCTATCTATTTTATCAAATGGACTTTCACCATTAATATAATATCTATTTGTTTTTCTTTGAAATTGAATATTACAAATATCTTGTGGAATACCTACTAATTTTTGTTTTTTAATCTTTTGACTTCCAAATATTACTTCTGTACTTCCAAAGTCTAAAGCTCTTTCTGGTCGCCAAACAAATAAAACATTATCTGCTTTGTCTGCAAATGTACCACCACCTTTGATTCTATTTACATCAGGTCTTAAATAACGTCCTTTCGTATCTTTTTGAGGTGTTACTTGGTGCGCTACTAATTGAGTAGTTATATCGTTTTCAATAGAGAATCTTTTTATTTCACTCATAAATCTAGAAATATATAAATCTTCTCTTTCTCCTGACTTCATTTTATGTTCTACTGTATTGTATGGGTCAATTATTAAACATCTTACACCTTGTTTACGAATTAAGTATTTTGTTTTTTCAAATATTGTATTTAATTCAAAATCTTTGTCAGGATATATCATAAAAAAATGATTAGATATAAATTCAGAAGCTTCTACATATTCACTCTCAGTCATTTGATTTGCTTTAAAATGTGGGTCTGAACTTTTACCTATAAATATTTCTATTAAATTATCGTAAAAATCATTTACAGGTGTATTCTCAGGACTAAAAACTGCAAACTTCCAACCTTCAAAAAATGCTTTTAAAACACAAAGACTTTCTAAAAATAAAGATTTACCTTCGTTTTGATAACCAGTCCATACAGTAACCTCTCTACTTCTCCAAGTAAACGCACAATCTATTTCACCCCAATATGTACTTGTACCTCTCGCTTTTCCATTTCTGAAAGTATCTAACATACTGGTAAATACACTATCTAAAGTGAATATACCATCAATAGGCACGTCCTGAGCTTGTTTAACGCATTCTTTTAAGTTTTCCTTACCGTACATTAAAAGATAATCGTTTGCGTCCTTACATTGGTTAAAATCAATTAAACTACATTTTTCAGCTCCAAACCTTCTAATTAATTCTTCTTTTAATCTTCTACCGTTTTCATCGTTATCTGTTGCAATATAGATTTTTTCTGCATTTTCAAATAATTCATAAGAGTTTGTTATACATTCTAATTTCTTATCAATGTTTTTATCATTTACATTTGGTGCTCCTTGATTAACTGAAGTAACATTTGTAAATCCTGCAACTTCAAAAGCTAAACAATCAAATTCACCTTCACAAACAATTATTTCTTTTTGACCTTTGCATCTATCGTAATTAAACATTATAGCTTCAGCATCTTTTGCTTGTCTAAAATCCTTTTCTTTAATAAATCTTTGCTTATAGTTTATTAATTCACCATTTCGTAAATACGGAAAGATTACACTTTGCCCATCTTTAGACATTACAATTTTATTTTCATTTACTACATTTTGAGTTATACCTCTATCAGTAAATAATTTTAAAGCTTCATCTGAAAGTTTAGTAAAGTTTTGTTTTGTTGGTTTAGTGTAAATCATTTTAAATTCTTTTTGTTTAACGCATCCACTCCAACCGCATTTATGACAATGATATAAACCATCTGTTAAATTTATTGAAAGACAAGTATCTTTATAATTCGTTTTACCAATTTTCAAGCAATTAGGGCAAGTAACTTTTTGCTCCGACCTATTACCTTTTGGATTTATGCCTATGTTTAGAAATTCGTTTATCATTCGTATAAATCTTTTAATAATATTGGTTTATTTCTAGGTACTGTATTAATAT